GGTGACGTGCTGGAACGCGCGGGCGTTGGAGCCGTAGAGGTAGGTCCAGAAGGCGTCGTTCCAGCGATGGCCTTCGTTGTCGTCGAACAGCCGCTCCCAGATCGACGACACCTCGAACCAGATGACTGTCGTCTCTTCGCTCGCGTCGATATCCGCCGTGTCCAGTTCCCCAGCGAAAACCAGTTCAGGCTCCCCGATCAGGTGGCCGGTGATCTGGTCGATCGCACCGAACCACAGGGAAACGGGCGAGCCCTGAGCGGTCGGGTGGACGAGCTTCGCCATCGCCGCTTCAGACTCCGGCAGCAGCACCATGCGCATCTTCGGAGCCTCGACGCCGATCTGCTCGCTGGTGTCTTCCACGGCGCTGAGCGTGCCGTAGATCGGGTCCTTGCTGTTGAAGGTGTGGCCGTTGAAGACGACCTGCCCCACCCCGTCAATAATCCGGATCGTGTGGTCCGGCAGTTCGATCTGGAGCAGCAGGCACACCAAAGGAGCCGCGCTCTTCAGCGCAGCTTCCAGAGCCGCATTCATGGCCATGGGTTACTCTCGTTCGGTGATGGTGAAGCTCAGGCCCACGGTGCGGGCCACATCGACGGTCCAGGTGGTTTCCCGGCCGCTGAGAAAGCCCTCGACCTTAGGCTGGGCGAACTCGGCGACGGTGTTGTCGGCAGGCGACCGGCGAAGCATCGGATTGATTTTCAGCCCGGCCATCGCGCCCGATGCGGCCGTTTTGTCTTCGGCGACCTGGTGGACGTAGCGGCGCCCACCCATGATCAGGCTGAACCACTGGCCGGCCTTGGCGGTATAGGGCGAGAAGCCGTCCAGGTTCAGCAGCGAGCCGAGTTGACCGGCGCCATTGACCAACGGATTGCCGGGACTGCCCGTCGCGAAGCCGGGCTGCGGCAGGTTCAGCAGCACCGTGTCGGCCTCAGCACTCGACAGGGCCGCGACCCAAGCCATCGCGTCCACGTACATCATCGGCGGAAGCTCGACGTCGAAGGCCCACTTGGAGCCCAGGCGACGAACGCGGCTGACGCTGCCGCCGAAAGTTGGCTCCTGATCAAGTCGCTTGGACAGCAGCCGGGGCGTGATGCCCCTGGGCGCAGGGCTGAGGGGAAGAGCGATAACCATCAGGCGAGCCTCTGACGTGACCGGCGCTGCTGTGACTCGACCTGATGCTGGACGACCTTCACCGCGCCCATGGCGGCTTGGGCGGCAACGGGTGCGGCGGCGTCCGAAGCCAGGGTGATGAAGCTGTCGCGCTCCGGCCTGACGATGACCTCGTGCTGGACGCGCTGCGTCGCCGCGGCACCCGAGAAGCCGGGGATGCTGAGCGACGGGAGCGACATGCCGACGAGGCCGCCGAGGGAGTAGCCCTTCAGGTTCTTGTGCATGGCGTCGAGACGAGCGGCGCCGATGCGCTGCACCGCCTCTTGGCTGAACACGTACTCGCCCTTGTGGACCAGGCCAGCGGGCTCATGCTTGCCGCCGTCGCCGGTGTAACCGCCCTCCGAGAAGCCGAAGAGAGAGCGCCCCCAGCCCATCGCCTTCTTCAGCCATCCACCGCCGCCAGAGCCTGAGGACGCCGGCGCGTTGCCACCGCCACCACTGCCGCCGAACAGTGCAGCGGCGAGAGGCTCGACAATCGACTGACGCACCGAGATCGACAGCAGGTCGGCCAGGATTTGCTTCGCCACCGCGCCGAAAACGTCGCCCAGAGAGCGGGTGTTCATGATCGCGTCGACCAAGCCAGAGTTCAGAGCGTCCAAGCCGCGCGTCGCGACACGCTCATAGGCTTCTTGCACCTCTGCGGCCGAGCGCAGGTTCGCATCCCGCCAAGCCTCCATCGGCCCCATGTTCTGGCGGTTGACGGCGGCGGTTTCGGCGGTCTGGTAGTTCCCCAGCGCATCACGGCGCGCCTGCTTGTCCGCGTCGGACAGACCCGGCGTGCGAGCGAGGTCGCGCTCCAGGTCTTCCCTCGCCCGCTGCTGCGCCATGGCCAGTAGGCGAAGCTCGATGTCCCGGCGCTCCTTGGCCGTGCGAGCGGCGCCCGACTGGAGCGAAAGCAGGTCTCGCGTCAGGTCAGAAAGCGCACGCTCTTGGGCCAGCCGTTCGTCGGCCAGATCGCGCGCCAGGATGTCCGCCGCTACCCGATCTTCCAGCATCGCCGTCTGGTCGTTGATCAGCTTGAGCTGTTCGTATTCCTTCGCCGTGATGTCCTTGCGGGCGAGGCGGCTCTCAAGCTGCTTTTGCTCCGCCTCGCGCTCCAGTTTCACCTGAGCCTGCTCGATATCGAAGCGTTCCTGAACCGTCAGAGCTTCGCGGTCGTAGATGCCCAGGGCGCGCTGGCGGGCTCGGAAGATTTCTTGCTCGACGCGCTCAGACCTTCGCTGTTCGCGCTCGATGGCTCGCTCGCCGCTTTTGTCAGGGCGTGCTGGTGCCGGAACAAGGTCAGGCCTTCCCCCTCCGCGATTAGGACGGTCTTTTCGCCGATCTTCCGCGTCTAGCTGAGCAATCAGCTGCCGCGTGACCGCGGGGTCGTCTTCATCCCCGTTAGGCGTATTGCGGGCTTGGCGAATGGCGCTCGCGGTGCCGCTGCGTTCGGCATTCCAGACATCCTTCAGAGCAGCCGGAGCGTCCTTCCAGAGGAACTTGTCTGTCCAGCCAGCGCCATAGACCTCGTCGTTACCGTTCTTCCAGTCGTTGAAGCGCCCGATAAAGCGGTTCAGACCCTTCAGCGCATCTGCGATGACCTGGGTGAAGGCCAGCACCTCATCCGACAAGTCGATGAAGGCCTCTGCCATTTGAATGCCGATCACCTGCGCAAGGTCTTCCAGTTGCCCCTGCGCATCTGCGCCCTTCTGAATGACCTCGGCGTCCATCACGAAGCCCAGAGCCGCAGCCTCGCCCCGTAGGCGGTCAACCTCATCGGAGCCTTCACGAAGAGCCGAGGCCAAGGCACCTAGTCCGAGCTTTTCGGCAATGGCAGCGCGGTCGCTGGCCGACGAAAGCGCGCCGATCCTGTCTGTCACTGCGTCTAGTGCCTGCTCGGCGTCTTTAAATGAGCGCAGCTTCTCTTGTGAAAAACCAAGGGCGGCAAACGACTTTGACGCTTCCTTGTTGAGCCCCGCCTGAGCTTGCTCCCACTTCGAAGCGAACGTCTCTAGAGCCGCCCCGGCTTCAGTGGCTGTAGAGCCGCTCTTGCGGGCCACGTACTGCCATTCTTGGAGAGCTGTCGTGCTCATCCCGATCCGTCGCGACGAATTCGCCAGATCATCTGCCATCTTCAAACTGGCCTGGCCGAACTTGAGCGCCATCGCCAGGCCGGCGGCGAAGACCGCAGTCAATGCCGTGATACCGACCGTCAGGCTGCGCACCATCCCGCCGAAGGAGTTGCCGACGCTCTTCGCGCTTCGGTTCGCGTCATCTTCAACGCGATCCATGAAGCCCTTCACGTCACGCTCGGACTGACGGAGATCGTCCGCAAGTTTCTTACGGGTGGCCCGCAGCTCAAAGGCTGCCGAACCCACAACGGGGGCGTCGGACATGGGGAGGCTCCGATTGTCGGGAGGATAGGACGCTGCTAGGCGAAGAAAGTGGCCGGGTGACCTTTTCGCCTAAGCAAGACGATTGATGCTCGGCGAACGCGCGACTATGAGGCGCTTGAACTTGCGAGGCCATCACGTGGACGACACCCATAACGATTCGACAGACCCCAAGCTGGCCGCTCGACAGCAGGAGGTTGAGGAACAGATTAGGTCCCACGCCAAAATCGTCGACTACAAAGTTCGCGAGTATCCGATTGAAGTGCTCGTCGAAAAATATCTGACGGGGCAGGAAAGCGGTACGAATGAGGTATTCATTCCTGACTACCAGCGCGATTTCGTTTGGCCAGAAGCGCACCAATCTCGATTTATCGAGTCTGTGCTGATCGGCCTACCGATCCCCTATATGTTCGTGGCCGATATCGGCTCCGATGACGAAGATCTGTCCGGGCGCCTAGAGGTTGTTGATGGCACCCAACGCCTCCGCACCCTTGCCGCTTTCGAGCAAGACAATCTTCGGCTTGAAGGCCTCAAGAAACTCACAGCTTTGAACGGCCTCTACTTGAAGGACTTACTGCCATCGCGTCAGCGCCGCTTCCGGCGCATCACCATTCGGCTAATTGAACTCACCGAGCATGCGGACGAAGAGACCCGCCGCGATATGTTTGACCGCATCAACTCTGGCGCCATTCGGCTCAACCCCATGGAAACACGGCGCGGCGTCCTGCGCGGACCCGCAATCGACCTCTTCGGCGAGTTAGCCAATGATCCCCGCCTTCACCGCTTAGCGCCCCTTGGTGAAGCCGCCAGGAAGCGTCGAGATTACGATGAACTAGTGGCGCGCTTCTTTGCGTACGCCGACAACTATGAAAATTTCGATCGAAGCGTGATCGATTTCATTGATGACTACATCGGCACGCTCCAAGCGGAGGGCGGGCCGCCCCGGTCGTTCGATGAGATGCGCGAGGAATGGGAGCACGTGCTCCACTTCGTTGAAGCCGGGTTTGCTCACGGCTTCGCTAAAAACCCGAAGAACACGAAAACGCCTAGAGTCCGATTCGAAGCCATAGCTGTAGGTACGGCGCTCGCATTGCGGCAAAACCCCCACCTCAAAGCTGATCCCGACCAAATAGGACGTTGGGCCTACAGCAGGGAGTTTCAGGAACTTGTGTCCTCCGACGGCGCTAACTCGCGTCCCCGAGTTAAAGCCCGAATCGAATACGTTCGCGACCACCTGCTCGACCAGCTGTGAGCCAGAGATCCTTTCTAGCCGCCTTTTATGAGCGGAGGGCGGACGTGCGCCGCTACATGGCGGCGCTAATCTTGGCCGAACGCGACGCCAATAGCGGCGGACCATTATCGAGGCGCGATCACGAATTGAGAATGTTCAAAGCCGGCGGGATGCTGGTTCTCTATAACGCGGTTGAGGCGTCAGCGCGCAGTGGGATTGAGGCGATTTACGACGAGCTAAGCCTCAACAACGTCACTTTTGACGACCTGCGCGATACTATTAAGAAGCGCATTGTTCGTGATTTCAAATCGAATTTTAGCGGCGACCACGGCCATACCCTTTCGGCGCTAGCGATCGAGATCGTTAGCAAATCTTTTGATCCTAGCGGCCTATTCAGCGGCAATGTCGACGCCAAGCTGATCCGTCAAAAAGGTCTAGAGTACGGCTTCTCAACAGAGAGTGAGTATAAACGGACCTCTCACGGGGCTGACTTAGTGACAGTGAAGCGGCACCGCAACGACCTTGCCCACGGCTTAGTCTCCTTCGGCGAAGTAGGCCGAGATTATCTCGCCAATGATCTGTACCGGCTCAGCACTCGAGTACTAAACTACATAGAGGCCATTCTAATCGAGATCGACACGTACCTGGATAATGGCGGCTATATCGCTTGAAGATGCTCGACGATGGCGCGGCCAATGGCTTCCCCCAGCTTGGGAGGTACAGCGTTGCCGATCAACATGCCGACCTTGGCGAAGGTTGCCCGCTGACCTTGAGGCAAAAACTCATAGTCGCGCGGAAATGACTGGAGGATAGCTGCCTCCCGGAGCGTAATGGCCCGATCCTGTTCGGGATGACCAAATCGCCCGTTTCCGTAGCCGAAACACTGCGTCGTCATCGTCGGCGCCGGTTCATCCCAAGACATACGGCCGTAGACGGACGGATACGTCTCTCCGGTCTCCTTTTTATGGCATGCAGCTCGGAGGCTCTCGGGCCAATCGCGCCAAGTACCACCAGGTTTCGAGGCTCGAATGCGCCTGAGATTGGTCTCACTTAACTTGCTGGCCACATGTAGCGGATCGGCCCTGTCGGCCTGTCCCGCTTTCAGTTTAGGCAACTCCCCGATGACCTCTCGTACGGTGATCGGAACCTGTCCGGTGGCTGCGCGGGGAACCTTTATCGGACCGAGCCGAGAAGCTACCAAAACGAGGCGCTTCCTCGACTGAGGCACTCCGTAATCCGTACACAAAACCTCGTCCCAGGCCACGTGGTAACCAGCACCGAGCAGTCCGTTCACGAACTCTTTCCAGATCGGACGTGCTGAGAGGCCGCGAACATTCTCCATCGTGACTATCTCGGGCTGAGCCTCGACTGCCAAACGGAGAAACGAGCGGAGCAAATCCCAGCGTGTATCCAGCGTTTTTCGGCTTTGCGAATAAGTGGAAAATGGCTGACAGGGCGCGCACCCGGCCAAGACTCGTACGTCCGATCCTTCGAACCATTGTTCTAGGTCCGAGGCTGAAAGACTGGCGACGCTCTTGAGCTCGAAATGCCCTCCGCAGTTCTCTTTGAAAGGGAACTCACATGCAGGATCGAGATCGACGCCAGCTGCGATCGTGAGGCCAGCCTCCTTCAATCCGTAGGCGAGGCCCCCCGCTCCGCAGAACAAGTCCACGACCTTAACGATCGGGTCGCGATCAAGAGGAAGCTGGGTGGGGGCAGTCATTTCGGAGGGAGTAGCACGTCCCATGATTCTGTTGACCCCATCCGATACGCTGCCGTACTGATCGGCAGCGCCGTCATAACGGCCAGAGTCGACATGTTCGGTCGTAGGGTAAAGAGCCTTTCTCATGCGGCCTTCACAACCGGCTGCAGTTCCTTCGCAAGCCGCGCCAGGCCCTTCGGCGTCACCCGAACCTGCGTCGTCACCTTCTCGCTGCCGTCCGACCGATGGATGGTCGTCGTCTTATGCTCCAGCAGGCCGCTGGCCAGCTTATCCTGATAAGCGATGTCGCCCCCACCCTGGCGGCTGTAGATCCATCGATGGGCGCGCAGGAACTGGAAGGCGGCCTTGGGTTGGACTTGAAGGGTCTTGGCCGCATCCGTGATGCACATCGAGCCGTCAGCCGTCGCGATCCGGTCTAGGGCCTCGGCTTTGGGCGCCAGTTCCGCGACCTGCTCCTCCAGCGCGATCTTGTCGTTCGCATAGTCGGCCAGCAGAAGACGGAGCGTTGCCGGGTTGTTGAGGTCAGGCATGACCGGCCGGCGCGCGGCGCGTTCAAGCTCTTCCCATTTGTCGATGATGCGAGCTCGGAGCTCCACGCTGTAGCCAGATACGAGGATCAGGCATTCGCGGCGTGGGAGCGCGTACTCGCGTTGCTCGCGGTTACGAGCGTCGCGATAGATGCGTCCAAAGATGGACGGATCAGTTTTTAAGCCTTCCGCCATTGCTTCGATATCGCGGCGAACGTGCTGATGCTGCTTACCGGTTAACGTCGCGATTTCGCGGCTCGACATTGTCTGGACGCCAGCAGCGTCGGTCACGGTCGGCAGGAACATCAAGGGCTCCTTAATGGGGGCAGCAGCCATCAGATCGGCCCTCCGTTCAAGATGGACTCAATGACGGCCAGCGCGGCCGTGTCGTGCCAGTCGTTCTCGACGTCTGTGACAGGCGGGATCAAACGCTTGGCTACCCGCGCCTTGACCCTCAAGCCCTCCAAAGTGGAACAACGCGCCGCGACGATACGCTCTTCGATAGCGTTCAGAGCGTCGTAGGCCGCGTCGTATTCGTCGTCTGCAGCTGTTAGGCCGATGCTCTTGGCATGAACCTTCAGCGCCGTGTCGTGCCGCTCATAAGCGCGCTCAAAACGCTCTACCCACTTAATGCGTCCCGGCGTGTGTTCTGGCTGGGTGCGCCATTCGCGAGCGCGGCGGCAGGTCAGCAACACGCTTTCCCAAGGGATCGTCGCCCCCACATTGCGGCTGATGCCGCGCTCACAATCCTCTGCGGTTGCGCGGAGGCGCGGTGTCTTAGGCTTCGTTCTCTCGTACTCAGCCAGAAGGCGATCAGCGAGTTCGGTCGCGGTCGCGCGCCGTTCGACAGCGATCTCCCACTGGCGCCCCAGCTCTAAAAGCTCCCTGTCCGCCGAGACGTCTGCGACGGTGACGGCGGGGGCGGCGGCAATCGCTACGGCAGCGGTCGTAGCGAAGAAGGTGCGACGGTTCAGCATGCCACCAACTCCATCACAGGAGCCGGGCGCTTGGGCGCAGGCTGGTTGATGATCGGGGCGGCACCGCGCCCATTGAAGAACGGGGCGAGTAAGCCCAGGGGCTCAGTTGCAGGCACCCACGTTGGGTTACGCCGCGCAGGCGTGATAGAAGGCGCGTAGGCCATGACGTGATCTCCAAGCGATCCGTTGCGGTTTAGGGCCGTTGCGAGGGGTGCAACCCTTGCTTCGGCCCGACCTTTATGGCACCACTAAGTGATGCCGTCAACAGTTTCTGCAACCAAAAAGAAGATCGGACGTCCCGCCACCGGGAAGGGGACGCCAATTCAGGTGCGCCTTCAGCCCGACCAGTTGGCCAAGGTGGATGAATGGATCGAAAGGCAGCCAGAGCCTAAGCCTACAAGACCAGAGGTGTTGCGGGCAGGGATAGAGGCGCTGATCAAGCTGGGCGGCCTGGACTGACTTAGGGTTTCTCTACCGACACCAACTGGGTGCAGCGGTCTTGTTCAGGGTCGCTACAGACCACGCGCGCGACCAGAGTGACGGGCTTGTCTCGACTTTCCGCAGCGCATCGGATGTTGGTCGTACCATCAGGCTGCTTCTCGCCCTGAATGTCCCAAGGGAAAGCTAGCGCCGATCTGTTGGGATCGACCTTCCCCCGCTCTCCCGCGACCCATAAAGCTTCCGAGCAGTGCTGGGCGAACGTGAAGCTGTTGAAGTCCCCAACTTCGGCACGGCGCGCGCCATCAACGCGTGCCTCCGATACCGCATCCGCTAGACTGGTGCAGTGCATCTCAATCGAGCCGACGCAGCGCACCCTCACCCTGTAAGCTTCGACCTGCCCACTGGCCTTCTCGGCAGCGCAGGCGATCAGTTGCGGCGAAGATCGATCGATCACGTCGGGTGCGACTGGCGACGCCTTTGCCCCCAGCCATGAAGCGTCTTTCTCCCCCATCAGACGCAGGCCGACGACACAGTTTGGAATGAAGGAGCTGGGGCTCGCCGTGCTGCCGTCTTTCGGGCCGCACCCCGCTAGAAGCACTCCCACCGCCGCCAACACAACCAACCGTCTCATGACCAAGCTGATCCTCCCTCGGTTTGGTGGACACCCATGCTAGCTTTTCGGAGCTGGAGAGGAGTGTCTGATGAGTGTTCAACGCCGGAACTTTCCGGATTCTTTCAAGCGCGAGGCCGTTGACCGCGTCGCCAACGGCGGCCTGAGCGTCGGGGCGGTGGCCCGCGAGCTTGGGCTGCACGAGACGGTGCTTCGTCGATGGATGACGCAGTTCGGGGTGCAGGCGACGGGGGCGTCGCGGCGCCCCACAACGCAGGCGTCGTCCCCGTCGCCGTCGGATCTGGCGGCGGAGGTGGCCCGGTTGCGGCGAGAGAACGGTCAGCTGCGGATGGAGCGGGACATCCTAAAAAAAGCCGCGCTCATCTTCGGAGCGGCCTCCCGATGAAGTTCGGGTTCGTCGATGAGCATCGTCAGGTCTGGCCGGTTCGCGTGATGTGCGCGGTCCTGGGCTTGTCGGCCAGCGGTTACTACGCCTGGCGCGGTCGCCCCGAGAGCCAGCGGTCTGTCGCCAATCGCGAGCTGACCGAGGATATCCGGCTGATCCATGCGGAGAGCAGCGGCTGTTACGGCTCGCCGCGCGTTCACGCCACCCTGCGGCGGCATGGGCGTCGGGTCGGTCGATCCCGCGTGGAGCGGCTGATGCGCCGCGCCGGCCTGCGGGGCTTGGCGGCCTTGCCGCGTCGCGCCCGGACGACGAACAGCCGCCACGGTTATCCCATCGCGCCCAACAGGCTGGCCCGGAACTTCGAGGCGGCGGCGCCCAACCAGGTCTGGCTTGCCGACCTCACCTACATCCCGACCGGCGAAGGCTGGCTCTATCTCGCCGCCATCCTCGACCTGCACACCCGCAAGATCGTGGGCTGGTCCATGCGCCAGACCCTGCACACCGAGATCGCCCTCGACGCCCTCAACATGGCCGTCGAACGTCAGCGCCCCGCGCCCGGCCTGATCCATCATTCGGACCGGGGCATCCAATACGCAGCCGAAGCCTATCGATCAGCCCTGGCCCGATCCGGCATCACCCCGTCGATGAGCCGAAAGGGCGACTGCTGGGACAATGCCCCGATGGAGAGCTTCTTCCACACCCTCAAGACCGAACGCGTTCATCACCGCGTCTACGCCACCCGAGACCAGGCGCGGCGAGACCTGTTCGGATACATCGAGGGCTTCTACAATCCCCATCGCCTGCACTCAGCACTGGGCTATATCAGCCCCGCTGAGGCCGAGCGCAAAGCGGCTTAACCCCGTCCACTTTTACGGGGGAAGATCAGAAGCCCCTCCTCGTTAGCCCAAAGGTCGAAAGCGACCTCTGAAATTGTCCGCACCCCCACGTCCTCACCCTTCTGTCATTGGCGCCGATAGCACCATGTCGGTGCGCTGGCGGTCATCGTTGGGGTGATCGTTTGGCCGGGAAGGTCTGAATAAAGCGTCGCTTGCGTGCTTCTTTAAGAGGGGCGACGCTTTAATTTGCCCCGGCTCTTGGCGAAGGGCGATCTTGTTTTGGTGGGAGAAATTGACGGGCATGTGAGGCGACCGGGAAGAGGGGATCGATACGACCGATTGGAGCAGCCAAGGGCTGCGGAGGTCGGGCGTATCGGGCCCATCTTCACCCTCGCCCGAATATGCCCGTCGCGGGTGACCGCTTTAGCGGGCGACCGGCTGGTTCATAGGACGAGGCTTCAGCCTGATCTGGTGATCGAGACGAGCCGCTCCCTCTGGGTCGCGACGTCGTTCGCCTTGGTCGAAATCAAACCAACGACATGACGACATGGCTTCATGACCTCGAGCGGCCATGTCGCCATGTCGTTGATCCGCCTTTCGACCGGCGATGATTTCGAACTGATTTCATCTCGGTGAGAGCCAGACCTTCATAATGCCGGGCCGCAGGCCGACTAAGCACGCGGGCGACAGGTTTCTGGCATGCTATCGTCGCTATTGGCGCCATTAGTAGGCGTTCTTTCAAACCCCTCTGGATTTGGCCTGTTTCACGGCCCGAAAACCCAGTCGCGGCGTGGTCGATATTTCGTGCCCGATTCCATCTGTTTTCCGTGACGGAGCCACTGCCCCTTCTGACAGCCACTGGGTAAAAACACTTAAGTAGTCCTACCCAAGCGACGGCGCCTTGGCCGTGTTTGCCCACGGCGTAGCTTGAAGTGTTCGCCGAGCGATGTTCATATTCGCCTATGGGGCGATTTCTCGACAGTATGTTGGAAACGTCACCCGCCTTCCACGTTCGGCGGGACAGCGATGGCTTCTTGCTGATCGGCAATCCTGAGCGGGCCGCCCAGTTCAACGATATAGTGCGCCACGCCACTGACGAGGCTGGCGAAGATTACGTGGCCTTTCCCATCAGCGATGGCGGCCACGGCTACAGCCAGATGTTCATCCTCCCGCTGGACGAGATGCCGCCTTCCTAACGACCGGTGCCGTTCTGAACTTTCGGAGGCCCAGCGGATTTTCATGGCATGCGCCTCGACGTCCTTCTGGAAGGTTCTCCGGCTTACGGCATGCGCGATGTCAGAAACGGCGTCGTCCTGTTTCGGCGATCTGGGTTTGAAGTCGAATTCAACGAAGTGGCGACTGAGGTCGTCGAGACGTTGAGCGACCAGTGTAAAGTGATCCTGTTGATCAAGGGGCGCGACTGCGAGCGGCTCTTCCTTGCGCCCCTGAAGAAAGAGGGGGCGTTCGATCCTCCTCGTTGATGTCGGGTCGGGCGCGACACGCCGAACCCGACGCCCTGCTACTGAGAAGCCGCACCCAGCGACGTTCTGGCGCACCGGAAACGAGCAATGGCAGCGCAACCGGGCCCCAGCTTGGCCGTATATGCCCCCATGTGTGTTGTGCGTTTCGGTTCCCCTCAGCCCGAGGATCGAGCGAGGGCATCTCGCAGCTACTATCGCGCTAGAGCGGACAGAGCTTTGGCGGCGGCCTGCCGTGCCGCGACAGAGGAGCAACGCATTGGCTTGCTCCGAATGGCGAGCCTGTATGAACTCAATGCGGAGCTTGAAAGCCGGATGACGTCGCGGAAACTGGCCCTTCCCAAAAGCCGCGCTCGAACAAGCTCCGGCGCGGGTCGCCGATCTCGTTGACGTCGTGCCTATCCATGAGACCATGACCGTTCTTCCAACGACATCGGAGAACGGTCCTGACCAAGCGCGTGGCGATCTATGCTCGTGTGAGCACGGCGGATAAGAACCAGACCGTCGAGAACCAGCTTCGTGATCTGCTGGCCGTCGCCGAGCGTCAGGGCTGGACGGTCGTCGCCACCTTCACCGACGAAGGCATCTCCGGCGTTAAGGGCCGCGACCGGCGCCCCGGCTACGACGCTCTGCTCAAAGGGGTGGCCCGCAAGGACTTCGAGCAGATCATGGCGTGGAGCGTGGACCGCCTCGGTCGCAGCCTGCCTGATCTCGTGGCTTTTCTGAACGACATCCAGTCCAAGTCCGTGGACCTCTATCTCCACCAACAGGGCCTCGACACTTCGACGCCCAGCGGGCGGATGATGTTCCAGATGCTGTCGGTCTTCGCCGAATTCGAGCGGGCCATGATCCGAGAACGCATCATGGCTGGCCTTCGTCGGACGACCAAGAAGAGCGGTCGCAAACCCATGCCTGATCACCGTGTGGAAGCGATCAGGACATCGTTGAAGGACGGGCTGGGCATCCGCGCCACCGCCCGCCTCCATCGTGCGTCCACGACCACGGTGACGACCATCGCGCGAACGCTGAAGACGGTGGAAGAGGACCGTCAGGAGAGCGTGGCCGCCTAA